TCAGCCAAGCAAAACGTGGTCATGCGTCGCATGAGCCGCGGCATGTTGGAAGGAGCTTGAAATGCAGGGTCTATACGCAAACATCCACGCCAAGCGCGAGCGCATCAAAGAAGGCTCCGGCGAAAAGATGAGGAAGCCCGGCTCTCCCGGTGCGCCGACAGATGCTGCATTTAAGGCTGCAGCAAAGACGCGCCAAAAAAAGCGACCCATGCTGGCTGAATACAAGTGAGCAAGTACAACGACCCCGAGGGTGGGCTGACCGAGGCAGGCCGGCGCAAGTTTGAGGCGTCGGGCGAAAGCAAGAACCTGCAGCCTGGGGTCAAGGATTCGTCGCCAATGGGTGAGCGTGCGCGTCGCAAAGGGTCTTTCCTGACTCGGTTCTATACCAACCCGAGCGGGCCGATGGTGGACGAGGATGGCGACCCGACCAGGTTGGCGTTAGCAGCAAACGCATGGGGCGAGCCGGTGCCACGCACCAGACAAGCAGCAGCAAGGCTGGCGGCAAAAGGTCGCAACCTGCTGGAGCGGTACAAGCTAGAAAAGGACGAATGAGATGAAGGTTTTGTTCGACGGCGAAAACAAAGCATATGTTGGAGTTGAGCATGGCAAAAAAGCAGCCATGTCAGCCGAAGATGCCAACAAACTTCGCTCTATCGCGCAGCGACACGGCGCATGGTCTGAAGGTGCTGGTAGTGATATTGGTGCCGTTGCAGCCATTCCTAAAAACGCATATGCCGGCTCATGGGATGAGAAGCTGCAAAAGAATATAAAAGGCTATCCACCAGAATTTTTGTTCACGCTGTTTACCAATGTTAAAGAAAACAATCAGGCTGGCGCATTAACAAACAAAGGCAAGACGATTTTTGATGCTGTGTTGTCAGCGCAAACATCAGTCGCTTATTTAAAAGATCGCAGGTTTGATGCCGAAACATTGCGAAAGTTTTTGCAGTCGGCAAGCAGCGATAGTGTGGATTTGGTTGAGATGTCAAAGCAACCACCGAGAGCAGAAGCGGTAAAGAAATTTCTTGCGGCTGGCGAGAATTTAATGTGGCCTGATGATTGGAATAAGTACCCAAACGCAGCTGGTCAGCTTGCGAAAAAGGTTAATGATCAGCGTCAGCAATTTTTAGCCAATCAGCCAGCTGGCGTCTTTGTTGTCGGAAGTGATCACTTAAAAGAAATTGAGAAACGAATCAAAGAAAAGAAACTTGATGGAATGACTCCAAGGCAAACCAAGCGCCCGCTTATGGCTGGTGTTAACACTTATTAGGAAATAGCAATGGAATACAAGACGCCACTCGGTGGCAAGCGCTTAAAGCCAGAGGAAATCATCAAGCGCCAGGCTGCAGCTCAGACCAAGAAGGATGAGTTTCAGCAGCTGTACCAGGACGCCTATGAATTCGCTCTGCCGCAGCGCCAGCTGTATGGCGTCTGGGAAGGTGGCGCAACTGGTAGCAAGAAGATGGCGCGGGTGTTCGACTCGACTGCTATCAACTCGACCCAGCGCTTTGCCAACCGTCTGCAATCTGTCGTTTTCCCACCACAGCGCAAGTGGTCAAGGCTTGAGCCCGGCCCGTCGATCCCGCTTGACCGCAAGCAGATGGCGCAGGCCATCCTCGATGCGTATGGCGACAAGATGTTCGACGTGCTGAAGCAGTCCAACTTCGACATCGCCATCGGTGAGTTCTTGCTGGATCTCGCGGTCGGCACTGCCTGCATGATGGTGCAGCCGGGTGACGACACCAGCCCGATCAACTTTGTGCCGGTGCCGCTGTTTTTGGTCAGCTACGAGGAAGGCGCGAACGGCCAGGTCGACAACGTCTACCGCCGGATGCGCATTAAGGCCGAGAGCATTCAGCGCCAGTGGCCAGATGCCAAGCTGTCCGACACACTGAAGCGCCGCATTGAAGACAAACCCACCGACGACATCGAGCTGCTCGAGGCGACGATCTTTGACGCTGGTCGCGGCGACTACTGCTACCACGTTATCGACAAGGTCAGCAAAGAAGAGATCGTTTATCGCCGCAAGAAGACATCGCCCTGGGTGATCAGCCGCTACATGAAGGTAGCCGGCGAGATCTATGGTCGCGGCCCGCTGATGACTGCCCTGCCCGACATCAAGACCCTAAACAAAACCATCGAGCTGCTGCTAAAGAATGCCTCGCTGGCAGTGGCCGGCGTGTACACCGCAGCTGATGACGGCGTGCTGAACCCGAACACCGTGAAGCTGGTGCCTGGTGCCATCATCCCGGTCGCCCGCAACGGTGGCCCACAGGGGCCGGCGCTGCAGGCGCTGCCCCGCTCTGGCGATTTCAACGTATCGCAGCTGGTGATCAACGACCTGCGCAGCAACATCAAGCGCATCTTGCTGGACGAGTCGCTGCCGCCGGACAACATGTCTGCCAGGTCGGCGACCGAGATCGTTGAGCGCATGAAAGAGCTTGCGCAGAACCTGGGCTCGGCCTTTGGTCGCCTGATCAACGAGACCATGATCCCGCTGGTGGCCAAGATCCTCGAGGTCATGGACGAGCGCGGCCTGATCGACATGCCGCTGCGGGTCAACGGGCTCGAAGTCAAGGTGGTGCCAGTCGCACCGCTGGCGATGGCGCAGAACATGGAAGAGGTCAACGCCATCCTGCAGTACACGCAGCTGATGGTATCGGGTCAGTTCGGGTCGGACGGCCAGCTGGCGCTCAAGAACGACGCCGTGGTCGACTATATCGGCGACAAGCTGGGTGTGCCGGCAGCGGTCAGAAACACTCGCGAGGAGCGTGCTGTGCTGATGGACGAGGCGCAGAAAATCCAGCAGCAGCAGGCGATGGCGCAAGCGATGGCAATGCAAGCGCAGCAAGGCGCTCTGCCGGCACCTGAAGGAGCGATGTAATGGACTACGGAAACAGACCAGACGGCAGCAAGAAAGGCACCGGATTCTTTGGCGAGATCAAGCGCCCCGATGGCAACGTGATGACTGAGATCAGCGTCGGCGTCGGATTGGGCGGCAAAGAGGTCAACATCCCGCTGATCGTGCCAACGCTCGACAAAAAAGAGATGAACTACTTGCTGCGCAACGATCCGAGCTCGAGGCAGTTCATGGAGCGGATGCCGCCAACGATTATGAACAAAGCAGTCGACCATGCGGTCATGCGCATGAAGGAAGGTAAGTCACCATTCATTGAGGCCGGCGAATCGCCCGTGGGGCTGCCTAAATGAGCTGGGAGGAATTGGAAGCGCTGGGGCAGACAGACGACATCCGCGAGGTCACCCAGCAGCGCGAAGATCTGGCGCGGCTTTGCTTGAGAGTGTTTGGCGATGAGGATGGCCAGGCGCTGCTCAAATGGCTGCGTGAGATGTATGTGGACGTGCCTGTCGCCGTGCCGGGTACGGACTCCTCGCACGCCTTTTTTGCCGAAGGGCAAAGGTCTGTCGTGCGGGATTTAATTGCGCGGATTCAACAAGCAAGGAGCTTATGACTACAGATACTGCAGTCGAGCCCGGTCAGTCCGGCCTACTCGACAATGTTTCAGTCACGGACGAACACCAACAAGAAGCCAATCCGCAACAAGTCGCAATCGACCACAAAGCGCCAGACCCGTCTGCGCCTGCTGGCCCGACCGAGCGCCCAGACTGGATGCCGGAAAACTTCTGGAAGGACGGCAACCCAGACTATGAGGGGCTGGCCAAGAGCTGGCGTGACCTGCGAGGCAAGATCAGCAAAGGCGCTCACAATGCCCCAGCAGACGGCAAGTATGACCTAGCATCCTTTGGCGAAGGCGGTTCCGACAATCCGATGGCCACCACCCTGTCGGGCTGGGCAAAGGACAACGGCCTGTCTCAAGCTCAGTTCGATGACTTGGTCGGCCAGCTGCAGACCCAAGCCAAGGAACTCATGGCTGCTGACTTTGTCGACCCAGCCGAGGAAATGAAGAAGCTCGGCCCCAACGGTCGGGCAATGGTCGACGGCATGGTCGATTGGGCGCGAGGCCTAGTCAACAAGGGCGTCTGGTCTGCTGAAGACTTCGATGAGTTCAAGATCATGGGCGGCACTGCCCGAGGGCTCAATGCCCTGGTCAAGATCCGCGAAGCCTACGAAGGCCGGGTGCCGATTCAGTCTGCGCCGATTGAAGGCGCTCCGACGCAGGAAGAGCTCTACCAGATGGTGGCCGATCCTAAGTACAAGACCGATCCAGCCTACCGGCAAAAGGTCGAAAAGCTGTTCCATCAGGTGATGAAAGACTGATGGCTGGGGGCGGTTGTCCAGTTTGCAATCGCCTCTCTTGCTTGCTTTGTTGAAAGTCCTAGAATCCGCGACAAGGCCCACCGGGTTTCCCGACCCTGACTCGCAGCGAGATGCTGCCGAGTGGCGACCGTAAGTCGCAAGCACAGGCCCGCATCAGCGGCTCACCGACGCGCAAAACCCCTGACCAATCAACCAAACGAGGTTATCAAATGGCTATCTCTTTGAGTAATGCCTTTGTGACACTGTTTGACGCCGAGGTCAAGCAAGCCTATCAAGGCAAGGCTATGCTTGTGGGCGCAGTGCGCCAGCGTCGTGGTGTCGAAGGCTCTACTGTTAAATTCCCGAAAGTCGGTAAGGGCGTGGCAACTGCCCGCGTGACCCAGACTGATGTTACGCCGATGAACGTCGGCTTCTCGACCGTTACCTGCACGCTGTCCGACTGGAACGCTGCAGAGTATTCGGACGTTTTCTCGCAGGCAAAGGTCAACTTCGACGAGCGCTCTGAGCTCGCCCAAGTGGTCGGCGCTGCGATTGGCCGTCGCCAGGATCAGCTGATTCTGGACGCGCTGTCGGCTGCCTCTGGCACCGGCACTGTGGCGAACTCGATTGGTGGTGCAAACACCAACATGAACATCGCCAAGCTGCGTGAGGCTGCGAAGATCCTGAACACCAAGAACGTGCCGAGCGATGGTCGTCACATCATCATCCACGCCAACAGCTTGGCATCGATGCTCGAGCAGACTTCGGTCACCAGCTCGGACTTCAACACTGTCAAGGCGCTGGTGCAGGGCGAGATCAATTCGTTCCTTGGCTTCACGTTCCATGTGCTGGGTGACCGTACTGAAGGCGGCCTGCCGATCGATGGTTCGTCGGATCGCACGCTGTACGCCTTCCACAAGGACGCCATCGGCTACGCAGAAGGTATCGCGCCCAAGACCGAGATCAACTACATCCCCGAGAAGACCAGCTGGCTGGTCAACGCTCTATTCTCGGCGGGTTCGGTTGCGATCGATGCCGAGGGTATCGTCAAGATCACTGCCCGCGACACCGCGGCTGCAGCCTAATAGGAGGGTCTGAGAATGGCTTACTCTGCAGATGGCTTCAC